GCACCTTAAATGCCTATATGCTGGAACCCTGCCGTGCCTTGCATCGCTTGCGAACCATCCTGATTGCTGAGCGTACATTGAACCATGGACGAACTTGAAGACTACGCCCGCGCCCGTAGGGTTTTCTTCCTTGATACCAATTTGAGTAGTCCTGTTTTGAACACAGAACTCTTCGCGACTCAATCCTTGATCAAAGGCCTTCGTGTCTATAGAACTGATCGCTTGGCACGGTCGAGAATGCGAACTCACGAACGGGTAAGGTACGAGTACTTGGTCAAGTTAACCAAAGTCCGGAAATGGTCTTTGGACTATCTTGAGAAAGCAACTATTCTTGATCCTTTAGAGTACAAGAGAGTTGAAGAATGCATGAAAGAACCTGTGGCCAATCATATTAGTGACTACACCAGGGCAGCAAAACTTCTCCCTTTGCTTGAAGAGTCGTTGTGCGATGGGTTACGTCAAAGAGGACTCCCAGAAGAAGAAATCAAGAACATGTCGGAGGTATTCCTTGAGAACATCCCGAGAGAATATGAGCGAGCATATGAGCAGTTTTCAAACTTGTTCGGCCGTGCTGAATCTCGCATCAAGGATCACAACGAGATGTGGACTCTCGGCCAGATAGGGGCTGTAAAAGTATGGATAACTTCTACTAGTGCACTGATTGAATACGACAATCAAATGAGAATTTCAAGCCTCAACCAAATTCTTATGCTGAAAGACAAATTATCCACTCGTTACATGCTTTTGGCTCATGTGAATGGTCTTGGTCTTAAATCAGATTTGACAGACTTACTTCATCACCTGTTTTTGTGGCAGGACAATGTCCTTAATCAATATGGGAATGAAGCATACAACATCTTGAAGGCGGTCGAGCCTCTATACAAGACTCGCATCTCTCATCTCGTAGACAATGTCTTTGGGTCTGATACTGCATACACAAGGATGATTTTGAAAATGAAGCAGAAAGAATCGAAGTTGAAAGTATCGGGGACAACTCATTACACAAGTGCTATCGGAAGATTGTGTGAAATTGTGGAGATGAATGATGATACTGAGGTCTTAGTTGAGTTGTTTGGCTGCCAAAAGTCTTGTGGCCATCCTGTCATTGACCCTAGGCTTGGAGGTTTGTCCGCAGCTGAGGAGGCTAGATCTGAAGACACAACGTCACTCATAGACGCGCAGAACCTGAGAAATACATTTTGCCATATTGTTCTCTGCTCGTATATCGCTCAACACGGAGTTTGGCCTCCATTAACTCACATGAAAAAAGGTACAGCTCTCAATACTCTTCATGAGCGCCAAGAAAGGAAGATTGACTACAATTCCTACCCACTCTCTGACTGGAACTTCACTGAGTGGGAAAAATTCCTTGACTTCGATTATTTTCCTAACTACCTCGACCTGATGGATGACAAGGCTATTTCACTTTATCGAAGTGATCTGAGACTGACTTGGGATAAAGACAAACGACCCAAGTCGAATCGCAGGCTACTCTTAGAAGTCATGACTCGGAAGGATATTGATATTCGTGAACTAGTGGAAAGGGTCAGTAGAAGAGACATTCCTGATGATTGGAAGGTGGTGAGTCTATATCCGAAAGAAAGAGAATTCAAGCTTGACCCTCGAATGTTTGCTATGCTCGTTCTGGAAATGCGATGTTTTTTTACTGCAATCGAAGCTAACCTTGCAAATTCACTCTTTAGGTATCTCCCACAGCAAACGATGACAAAAACAAAGACACAGAATCAGGAGCGGTTCCTACGCTTTACGGATCCAGGAAAGAACACGAACAACTACTCGCTATTCCTTGAGATTGATCTCTCTAGATGGAATCTCAGGTGGAGGGAACTTGTGATTCATATGATTGGACATGACATCAACAAAATGTTCGGCCTCAAGGGAACGTACACGGTTACTCACTGGTTCTTTGCAGTGAGCCAGATAATTGTGAGAGTAGGAGGACTCCGTCCTGATGGAGTAGAGTTGCCTGTTATCCCTGAATCAAGTTTAGCATGGAGGAATCACAAAGGAGGGTTTGAAGGATTGAATCAGAAGCTATGGACAGCCGCAACATACGCTATGGTCGAAATGGCTCTGCTTCCTCTTCTACAGAATGGAACAATCCAGAATTATGAATTGATCGGTCAAGGAGACAATCAGGTTCTAAGATTATCTATATCTCCCAATGGTCAATCACGAGAGATAAGGATCCCTCATGTTCGCGATGCAGTAAATGAGAACCTCGAACGAGTCTGTCGTAGTGTGAATCAGGAAGTGAAACCTGAAGAGAATGTAGAATCGACAGCAGTCCTGACCTACTCTAAAGATGTCTTTGTCGAAGGAGTTGAATACCCTACTTCGTTGAAAAAACACAGTAGGTTGTTTCCTGTTACATCTCTTGATTTTCCTTCAGTTGCTAACAATACACGGGCTATTTTAGCTGGAGCAGTTGCAGGGGGAGAAAACTCAAAGCGTCCGTTACGAAGTGCAATGATTGGTTGGTACCACGCTATACGATACCTCTCTTCAACCGCTAGAGGATTCAGCATTCATGGAAAGTCTGCACCAAAACTCTCTGACCGTGAACTACTGGCATCTGTAGTCATACCTGCCAGTATCGGTGGGCACTGTGGGATCAACATTGCATCATTCTTTTACAAGGGAGGATCTGACCCCCTTGGGAAGGAAATCAGCGGATTGCGACTGCTAGCTTGTAGCACAAATATTGTAGGTCAACTTGCATCGTCGTCTATTCGTGCATTGGAAGAGCGTTACTGTGTTCGCCCAGACCCAGAACTCGACGTCTTGATAGACAATCCATATAGTCTTCCGTTGACCAAGTCGTCCTCTCCAATGTCAAAGGTGGGTGAAATGACACTGTCATGCTTTAAGCCGTTAGTGAGGAACACCAGCATCCGTCCGCTTCTAGAATCATCTGTAACATCATCGGAAAGGAAATTACGGACAGACCTGATTGGAATACGACCTTTGAATCCTGTTCTAATTCATGATCTTTATGAGTCATCAGGGTTCGGAACAATCCGACTAATGAAGAAGATGTTTGTGAACACACGTACAATTCAGTCGGTTGCACAAGCATCCGACGGTGGTATCACCCACACTTTCCTGCGAGCTGACTTGAACGACACCCTTTGGTTTAAGAGGTGGGTTGAAGGCCTTCCAAATAGAGGATACTCCGGAAGGAAAAGTTTTGATCTCGTCACACAATTCCGTTCGTACTGGGGACTGAGTCTTCATGGGGTTACAACTCATCAGCCGTTGGATTTTTTACATGTTTCAGACTCGTCTCGGCATTCGAGCTCTATCAAATGGTCAGCTCATTCTTCTACGGACCTTTTGACCAAACGAGGACCATTGACCGGATATGTTGGAACTGCCACCAAAGAAAAAAGGTCCGAGCACGGATACAGGATTGTTGACACGGGAGCTCCATCCAGATCCTTGATGAAGCTTCAGCTGATCAGAAGCCAAGCGTATGGGAACCCTGACTTCAATCTTTTATTGGACCTAATAGGACTCACAAGATCATCAACTTTATTGTCTGATGTTACTGATCTACTTCCAAAGGTTCGAGGAGGATCAATTTCGCACAGATATTCATCGAGTATGCGGATGGATTCTGCTTCTTATGTCGGTCCTTTGAACTTTGTTACACACATAAGACTCGACACAAACTCTGTTGGAGAGATAAGTGGTAGTGCACTCAATTATCCGATTATGCTTCAGGAGTTTATGATCACAGCACAAGCAGGGGCCAAACTTCTGTTCTTAAACAGAGGAACTCGGTCTGGGGAACTCGTGATTGACATTCCAAATCTGGAACCCCTGCCGGAAGACTCACTTGCATGCGGACCTCCGAAGTTTTTGACTGCATCTCTTCCGAAAACTAAACTTCTGTACACACAGGAAATTCTTTTGGCAAGGACGTACGACAGTATGGCAAAAATTCTGCCTCGTCATACCGTAGTCACACCAGATGATTACAAGCAGAGATCTACACTCTACATGGCACTAGTGGGATTTTGCATGGAAACACTCAGAGACTCTAACAGAGCTAAGACCCTTGCTGACAACCGCGGATATGAGTCCATTCCTGCATCCTATCAGTTAGACATATCTGAAGCTCATGCTTTTGGTCCTACCCAGATCGTTCACGCAGTAGCTGAGGCGATAGTGAACACGACTATCAGAGACACTTTTCGAACACTAGCTATTCATCCGGAAAGATGGGATGAAGGGTTATTTTCTCTGTTTTCCATTTCTACCTGCTTGAAAGCCTTTTCGAACTACTGGAACCACCCCTTACTTATGTTACATCCTGATAGCTCTGAGCTATATTCATCTTCTTTGCGCTATTCCGGTTCAGGTGGGCTGACATCCAAGTTGATTGCAAGGGTGAGACGAGTAATCTCACAGATCTATGCGAGCCCGAATCATACATTCTGGTCTTCTTCTCTTCCGGTGTACTCGGGAAGTACAGCAGCCATTATCACAGAAAATCTTTCCCTGCTTGGAGCTAGGGCCATTCTTTACCTTAGACTTCTATCGCATCCTTATGAGCCTCTTTATACAAACATGTATTCCTCATACTCCCGACTGCCAGCTCGGACAACCTTAACTCCGGAGGCAGGCCTTGAACTCTTAAGGGTAAGGTTTACCAAATTGGCTCAGGCCTTCGCCAGAGGTGGGGACCATATTTTGCATGACCAGTTTGTTTCACTGTCTCACTTGAAGGGAATCAAGGTTCACAATGATGATCTTCGCACTGTAATCAGACAAGCTAGGAACCTGTCAGTAGGCAAACGGAAGTTGCCAAAACCGCGTCAATTCTTCCCCCCATCGAACTATCCAACATGTCTTGATCACTGTGCAACATGTTGTCCGACCCCTGAATCAAAGTTAGAGGTAATGTGGCAAAGATATAGCATTCGAAAGCACGGGGGATTGTCGTCGGCAGGATACACTTGGTTACCTATCTTAGGATCGCTATCTTGTTCCCGAAAGGTATTGATAGTAGGATCAGGTAATGGAGGTCTGGCGGATTTATTACTAAGTCAATTTGATTGCGAGGTTATCGGACTTGACCTTGAAAGCGACATGCCTTCGAATGTTGCAACACTACTAAATTATATGCCGTGCGGGATTTCTGATGAGAACAGATCTAGATATATGCAGAGTGACTATAGCATTGCAACAACTGGAAACTACCTCGATTCTCGAGTAAGAACGATGGTTCTAAGTTCAATTCAGTCTCTACAGTGTGTTTTTATAGATGCTACGGGTCCTACTGCAAAAGAACTCCTTGATGCATCGTTGATGACTCTAGAACATCCTGGAGTCAGTACTGTGTACTGCAGACTCATAGGACCGGTTCAAGAGGTTGTTTCTCATGTTGAACAGGCAAGAGCAAAGTCAAAAGTTAAATGGTGGTGCTCCTCAATCACTCATCAGTCTATAGAAGTGATTGTCGAAATGACTCAAGGAAGGGGAACAGATCACAAATGTGCGTATGGTCCTCAGCTCATATCTGTCGGAATTCCAGAAAACATGCATGCATTGATACCGACTAGACGCACAGAACTGTATGAAATGGCCTCTTGCGGGGTTTTCAGTTGGGAAGATGAAACCATTCCTGAGATCAGAGATATACTCTCAATCATGTGTGATTCACTGTTAGATAAGCCTCGAGATCAACAGTTGGCTTTTAAGGATAGGTATAATTTGATTCTCGGCTATTCAACATTCTATGCTGCATCATCTCAGTTTCCGAAAGCTGTTGTTCAGGAGTGGTTGTCCGAGGAAAGAATAGAAACTGACAAGTTTTCTTACAACCTTAACCAGAGAACCGAAACCCATCTTCTAAGATATGTGGCCAGAGTGTCTCTGAACACTTATCCTTCACTTTATGTTCCATGATCATGTTCCTTTATTCTCAAATGACTTGGCAACGAAAGGCCTACCCGACTGGATTGTCCCTGCACAGACGATTTTAGAAAAAA